ATGGCCGGTTACAGATATTCAGTTAAATTTTTTTTACAAAAGTCGGAACCCAAAAATGAGCCAACACAACTACGGTGTTACATCAGGTATGACAGCCGTTTAGTAATTGTCGGTACCGGTGTCAGCATTAAACCGGTTGATTGGAATTCTGATAAAAATGAGCCGCGGCAAAAGGCCTCTCTTCTAAACGCTGATAAGTTAAAAACTGATCTCGAAAACATCAAAGGTTGGGTAACTGATACCTTTGACTATTTAATTGATAAACATAAATCTTATCCGGAAGAAGCCGAATTAAAACAGCTCTGCAAAGATGCAATTAAAAACGGTGGCCAGCTGCCTACAGAATTAAAAAAAAAGCCGCGTTATACCTTATTTGAATTTATTGAAAAGTTAATTGAGGATACTAAAACGGGTGCCAGGACAAAAAAAGATGGTTCGAAATATGCGAAAGATTCAATTAAGCCATATAATAGTGCCTATGGTGTATTGAAACGATTTGCTAAACACAAGAATAAAACCACTTTCCAGTTTTCGGATGTTACCATCGATTTTTATAATGATCTGAAAGATTATGCTTACAAAGTTGAGGGCCTATCAGACAACTACTTTGGAGCAACTATAAAATTCCTTAAAACCTGCATGAACGAAAGCAAGGAGGAAAAATTACACCTTAACGAAGATCACAATAATCGACGGTTTATTAAAGTGCAGGCCGAAGTTGAAAACGTTTATTTAGACGAAAGCCAGTTAATTAAATTGGCTGGACTTGATTTATCAAAAAATAAGAAGCTTGAGCGTGTCCGGGATTTATTTTTAGTAGGCTGCTGGACCGGTTTACGTTTTTCTGATTTTACCAATATCAAGCCTCAAAATATTCAGGGGGATTTTATAGAAATAAAAACTCAAAAGACCGGGGAATTAGTGGCTATTCCGATTCATAAAACTGTTAAAGAAATTATGACCAGGTACAACGGGATTACTGCAAACTCATTACCACCGGCGATATCAAATGTTAAACTTAACGCATATATAAAGGATGTCGCCGAAAAAACCGGCTTTAATGAGCTTGTTAGCCTAGAGAAAGCTATTGCAGGTGAACGAATCATTTTAACGTTACCATTAAGCGATTTAATATCTACTCATACCGCGCGCCGGGCGTTCGCATCTAACATGTGGCGTATGGGAATACCTACATTGGTTATCATGGGCATCACCGGCCATACGACAGAGAAAGCCTTCTTTAATTACATTAAGGTCACTTCAAAGGAAAAGGCACAAATAATGCGGGAGGCGTGGAACAGGATGGAAATGAAAGCTATTTGATTTTTAAAATATGCATGGCGCCAGCAGTCAGGAGCGATATTTAATCACCTATTTTTATAATGGACAAAATCGCACTTCCGAAATAACGGAAGTTTTCACCGTCAACGGTCCACGATATTACTGGCTAAGATTTAAAAAAAGACCGCCTCAATATATTAAACAAGATGGTGACACCTGGACGAGTGAGGGAAAACCCGAATTGCCGTCTGAACTGGTAGACGCGCTTATACAAGCAATTAAAGCGTATAAAACCCCGGATTTCCGGGGTGAATAGTGGTGTAAAGAGAGCTTTTATTTTAATATTAGTTTGATATCAACCTCCAAAGCTGAGGTAATAACAATCAGGTATTCTATAGGATAATTCCATTTACCGGCTTCGACCTTACTTAAAGTATAGGTATCGTAGCCTGTAAGGTCCTGAATTTGCTCAAGTGTGTAACCGATTGTTTCCCGGATAGCTTTTAGCCTGGCTCCTATTTCTTTACGCTGATTGATAATAAAGTCCTCGCTTATATTTGGTGATCTCATAACGTAAAATTAAAAATTTAATTCATCGTCCAAATCATCTTCAAATTCATTTTCTATCGGGCATCCTTCCTCAAGTATTCTGTTAGCTATATCCTGGTAAACATCATTTACAATGATTTGATCATTATTTCTTTCAGGCGTCATGATATTCTTTTTACTTCACATAAATTAATAAAAGTTGACTGGCCGGCTTTTAATTCGGATAATCTAAACAGGATTACTTTTGCTGTTGTCTTTTTCATGATTTAATTGTTTTTGTCTTTTACTGGCAAAAGCTCAAGCCTTGTGAGCGTTGAGCTGGTTGTTGGTTAAAAGGTTAATTAATGAATAGGTGTGAGTGATTTGTAAATTGTAAGTAGTTCTTCTCTGTCTTCCTTGGTTATGTATTTTTGGTTGACTTGATATTTATATTCAGGATCATCAGCCCATACCCAACTGTTGCTGTAGCCAGTTTTTGTGATTTGACGATATTTAATCATTTCCTTAGGTAACTGGTAATATTTTCGGAAATGGTGATAAACCTTCGCTATTTTGCCGTTACGCTTTTTCCAATGTTCCACCTTATTAATACAGAAAATCTCTTTATTGAAATCAATGTGTTCAATTTCATAACCTGATTTAATTAATTTGCTTTGAAGAGATTCTAAATAAGCGGTTGTTCTATGAGAAAAATCCATCTTTTATAAAGTTTTAAAGCCCGGCTTTGATACCTGGCCGGTTAATTATAATTTAGTGTCTAATCCTGTGATTGCTGTAAATAGTTCCTGTAACATATCAGCGTAAACGCCTTCTGTCCTTGATACTTCGGGGAAAGTACAATCTTTTGTTATTCCCTTTCTGAATATCATCGTATAGGTGTCATCAGCATTTAGTTCGATTCTCAGATACTTGGCGCCAGCATTATTTTTTGGCAACTGCATACATAAGGCATCTTGTGAGCCAGTAAGGTTTTTAGCTCCCACCATGGCTATGAATTTTTTGCCGCCCATTTGATTTAATATTGTTTGTGCAACTTGCATGACTTTATTTTTTAAAGCCCGGTTATTAGCCGGGCTGGATGATTAATTAATATTGATAGTTGTATTTGGTGTATGATTTTTCAGCGAAAAGATCTGATGTATATTCGGTAAGCTCGACAATCAGACTATTTTCCAAATCGGCATCTAATAAGTCCGGGCAAATAGCGTCACCGGTAACAACGTCGGTCATGTTTGTGATCTGCACTTCGCCATGATTGTAGCTAAAGTCAATTGCTACCTCTGTTTCGATCTCGTCAAGTTCAATGGTTTTGAATGCTAACATTTTAAATTTGCAGATTTTAAAGTCCTGCGCCAGACTGCTTATGTTTATTGATATAAATATACGAATAAATATCTCATTTACAAGTACTTATGTAAATTAATTTTTCTTTTTTTATATCAAATCATGGTCTGCAAAAGAGAAATAGCCATCACGGCCAATGATTAAATGATCTTCGACGACGATATCTAAAAATCGTGAAATATTGATAAATCGCTTTGTAATTTCGATATCTGCCGGGGATGGGGTAAGCTTTCCTGATGGGTGGTTATGTGCAATAATTATTTTAGATGCCATGCAGCCGAGAGCGCAAGCCAAAGCGAATTTTATATCAAACAAAGTTTCAGAACAGGTTCCCTTATTAAGCTGAATCCAGCTGATTACTTTGTTATTATTGTTGAGATAAATTATATAAACAAGTTCTTGAAGCTCAAGTAATGATTTATCATAAATGTCAGAAAAAAACAAATGGCTGTCTTTTGAACATATTATATGATCAGACAGAATATTAAGTTTATAACTTACCCTTAACCGCGAATGCTTCAACGATATAAAAAAAATATGACGTGGACTGAACTATCTGCCAGGTCAAGGGTTCCGAGGCCCTATGCAACACAAATAGCCAGCCACACGCCATATTCGACGCATCCTGCATTGTGTTGCTGTTTTAATTTTCGGAATTTTAGACCTGCAACGACAAGAAGTATTTACCTATCAAAGGTAACAAAAATTGATTATCCGGTTGGTCTCATATGTGTATCTTTTAACTCATCTTCATTAGTTGGGTAGATGCTTAGGTTGTTACTTTTTACGAAAATTTAAATCGTGATGTTTTAAAATAGTTATTAAAAATTCTACTAATTATTTAATTAGTAGATTATCAATTAAATAAAAAACGCCCCGCAATCGCTGCGAGGCGCCAAACATTAAACAAAACTAGAACAGCAAAACAAAAACTATCTTTAAGGAATAACCTTTTCGGGGTCAAAACCCAATTTAACTATTAAACAACCATAACTAATATGCCGGTGAATTAACATAGCCTGGCTTTCGGAAACTTCGTTTGGCATCCAGTAACAAACAGTTTGATCATTAAATTTTATAATCTTCCAAACCACGTCCGGTATCGTAATTGAACGCCCTTTAAATGAATAGACTTTTGAAGTGTCTGAGCTTATGCAACCGGCCCATATTTTCACGGAATCGGTAACAGGGATATGTTTAACCTTATTCAAGGTTGCCCCGAGTAATAAACGGGTTGTATCTTCTGTGGCTATCATAGTACCTATGTTCTGTCCCTGATATTCGCCAAACTCCCCGTAAACTTGCGTATTGCTGAATATCGCTCCGTTTCTATTCCTGGCTGACAATACCCACGCCAAAGCACAATGCCCGTACACAATTTCATAAATAGTCAATGGTTTATTGATCTGTTTATTAATATAGGTATATAATTGATCAAACCTGGGTTCTCCTTGTGTGATGTTCCATTTTGCAAAAACTCCCGATCGATCAATATTAGCGGCTTCCTGATCTGCAACGTCAGCAGCTGTAACAACTGCCTTTTCACAGACGGGGAAACCTTTAACGGTATCCGCAATTGATGTATAATAGGGATTAACCCAAATTCTGCAACCGTCGCAAAAGTCGCTCTTTTCTGTCGGGTACTTTGCGTATAAGGCTTTGACGTATGCAGCATTGTAAGTTTGCGCATTTGAGACACCTGCAAAAAGGGTAATCACAACTATTGAAATTCCTATTCTTTGATAAAATATCTTGTGCATTTTTATGAAAGATAATGTTTGTTTACGATTTAATAACGTCATTGGGTAAAGGCTTTCTTTGAATGTCTTAAAAGCAAATAATAAGTGGTTTTTCATTTAACTAATTGAGTTTTTTTGATTGTAAAACATGGCCGTTAGATAATAGCTTTGTAATGTCCATAGCTCAGCCATAGGAATAAAATGCCTTGCTCGTTAATGTACGATTTTGACAATTCGATCATGGAAAAAAACGCTTGTTGCTTTTTAAATAAGGAAACCAAACAGGTACCCAAATAAGAATTATTCCTGCGATCGTGGCAATTAATATCCATTCGGCAGGAATTTCAGGCGGCATCCACATTACAGTATTTTTTTAATTGTCCCGGTAATTGCACCCCCTGAAAAAAACTTATAAGCAGATATCACTATACCGCCGAACAATACCGTTATACATCCAATGGCGATATACATCCAAATATTTCTGCCGTGGGTGACTGATTTTAAATCTGTTTTTGAAGTGGTAAGGCTATCATGCACCGCTTTATTTTTATTCCTAAAAACGGTAAGCTTTGCATTATCTATGATATAATGCGGAACCGTATCATTTTTGCATGGCTTATAACTCGCCTGCAGGGATGAAATAGATTTTTGCAACAAGCTAATTTTATTCTGTAAATACTTTATTGTCGCAAGATATTTTGATGTATCCAAAGGTTTACCCGGCTGCGTACTTGTAATAAGTGATGATAAATCGTCAATAACATTATTTAAATTATTTGCCAAACCCTGTAGACTATCAATCTTACCGGTGTAATTGGTATTAACCGGGCCAGTAGCTTTTCCAATACTATCTTTAACAGGGAAAGTTTTTGCACAATCAACCGCCAGCTGATCAGGATATTTGTAATTAAATAAATGCTGTTTGGTTATTTGATGATTTCGAATGTAGGTTGAACAGCCCGAGAGTAATAATACAATCGCAAAAGTAAGATAGACAGATATAACAAAATAACTCCAGGCTTTATATTTCTTTTCCATTTTTATTGTTTTTTGGGTTCTTTAAATTTTCTCCATATTTCCATTACCCTCAGGCAAACAGTTAAAATGGCAACAAACAACCCGAACCAAATACCGGCACCGGCTATCCATTTTAAAATGTCATCATCTGTAAGCAGAGTTTTTATAACATATAAAATTCCACTACCCATACCGCCTAACATGCCGACTACGGGCTTTTGATTTAAAAAATTTATCATTGTTGGTTATGCAGCTAAGAACAGTTTACTTTCTTCTTTTCGACGATTTACTAATGTTTGGCTTACTATCTTATCACCGGTTTTAGGGTCCGTTATTTTGTCCCACAACATAAAATGTTCGGCTGCACCCTCGTAATCTTTTTCATTTAATAAGATTAATAGAGATGATTGAGCAAGCGCCCCTGTTCCCTCATTGTATGTAAATGACACCAAAGCATCATATTGATTTTGGGTAATAGGAACCTTTACCTTATTGTTTACCGCATCTTCGTACTGGCCAAGTGTGTTTCTAAACAATGAGTCGGCCTGTGTTTCGTTCGCAAGTTTATCACCTGGCTTAACAGCTTTGCCATCATGGTACCGGGTTGAACCGTAACCAATCGTCCAAACACCGGCAATGTCCCGGTAAGCTTCAAGGCGCAAACCCTCAAAGTTTTTAATTACGGCTAAGCCGTGATCAGATAGTTTCATTGTTTTAAGTTTTGCAATCAAATAGTTATTGATTGCCTGATCATTAGGGTAACCAGGCAATCAAAAGTTAATTATTTAGCAGGCGTAACGGTCTGAGCCGGGGTAAAGAAATTTTTGCTCAAGTAAGCCAAGCCAGATGCAAGGGCTATACCGCCTATTGATTTCCAATCGAATGTTAATGAGCCAGCTTTAACGCTCGTTTCAATTGCGCCAATTACAGCGCCGCCAACTGCCACCAAAAGACCTTTTCCTAAGTCGTTCCAGTTTAATGTAAATAATGATGATGTTTTCATCTTGATTTGTTTTTAAGTATTAATTATTTGAATTTTTATTAGTGTTTTTCGAAGTGTTAAAGCACTGTATAAATGCTTCCCTAGCTTTTTGTAGGGCTATGTCGATTTCTAAAGCAGGAACCATATAAAAGAGACTGTCAAACTTTTTAAGCCATTCCAGTTCTTCCGGCGACATTGCGTCCTCTATCTCTTCGTTTGTCATTTTTAATTTATTTGATGCCTGGTTTACCTACAGCAGCCACTATGCTAATAGTTTTCGATACCTGCACACTGTAGGGCAGCGGGTCAGGCGCTAAACCCCAGTTGTAGGAAATTGAACAGGTGAACACTATAGCCGCTACAGCTGGCTCCGTATCGGTATAAGTTTGATTTGTTGCACGGTCAATATTAACACCATTCTTTTTCCATTGATACAGGTAACCCACGCCAATAGAAGGTGAAATAACATTGGCGGTAAGCGTAAATCCGTTATTTATGCAGACGGTTGCGGTTGTTGCCGTTACGCTGCCGGTGATTTGCGGAGCAACATATACCGTGAACAAGCTTGACATAGGCGAACTACAGCCAGAACTAACATTGGTAGCCGCCAACCCATAATAATACCACCCAGGCGTTGTAGAAACTTCGGTATAAGTACCAGCTGTTATGGTAGATGTACTAAGTGAGCCATCGGCCTTTTGCTTATACCAGGTGAACTTCCAACCTGCTGTTGTTGAATTTGTGGCATTATTAACCGATGTGGTATCATCGTTTATGCCAATAGTCTGACCAGCGACAAACACTTTACCAACCGTAACGTTTGTTGTTGTGTTCGGCGGAGGCGTAGTAACATCGGATGGGCCGGGAATAACCTGCGCTTTTGCGCATAATAAGCAGCACGTTATAGAGGCGATTAAAATTAGCTTTTTCATATTATTAACTTAAAACAGGCTGGATGGTTCCCGCTGCTATTCCTTGTAAATTATTATAATACGCCTGTACGGCGGCTGTCACCTGGGCTAATTGCGCGGTGTTTGACAATGCCCTATAAGCGTTTGAGGCCGCAAGTGTGCTTAAAAAAACGGCTGTTTGATCGCCGGGGTTGTTTGGGTTTTTATTCCAAACTTGATTTGCGTTGGCGGTTATTTCGTACCATTGAATTGAAGTGGCTCCGCTCCTCCAATCGAAAACCTCACCTTTAATAAAGACTGATATGGTGCCTGTTGTTAAAGGAATGTTTACTAATGCGTTTACTGGTAATGACATGATTTGTATTTTTAATTGTTTAAGACTTTGTTGTTACTTTGCCGAATGGATAAAACAAAAATTGTGAGCATACAATACCTGCGGGGTTTAGCCGCTTTAGGAGTTGTGTTTTGTCATTTTGGTTCTGATATTTCATCTATATTCAATTTTGGTCAAACAGGCGTATATGTTTTCTTTTTAATCAGCGGCTTTATAATTGTTTACTCATTAATTAAAGCAGGTTATACGCCAACCAAGTTTTTTACATTTTTATTAAAAAGATCAATCCGAATCGACCCGGCTTACTATGCTACCATTTTATTAACCATAGTCCTGTTTAAGCTACTTTCTTACATTCCAACCTTTAAAGGCAGTGTCATTGACTTTGTACCGGGTCAGCTTTTAGCCCATGTGTTTTATGTCGTGCCTTTTACAAAATATCCTTTTTACAATCATGTGTTTTGGACGCTTTGCGTTGAATTTCAATTTTACTTACTCATCGGCCTTATCTACTTTCTATCTAAGAATCCGGCTTTTAAATCTGTATTCCTGATCTTATTTAGCTTAAGCAGCTTAATCCCCTTTTCAAACTCCTATTATCTTGTTTTTACCTACGCTCCGATATTCGCGCTCGGAATTTCACTTGTTACGCTCTATCAAAAAAGAAGCTGGCTCAATACCGCGCTGCCAATATTTCTATTGTCGATGATTGCTTTTAAGTTTGGCGCTTCGATTTTTATCTTACTTCTTTTTAGCTGCATAGCTATATTTTATTTTAACCTGGTTATTAAACCGCTCTCATTTTTGGGCGATATATCTTACTCGCTCTATCTTACCCATCCCCTAACTTTTATAGTCTTTACAGGGACGGCAAAAAGATTGCATTTCGATCTTAATAGCTATCTGCTATTTTGGCTTTTTATTGAACTTTCACTTGCGATTCTTTTTGCATATATCTTTTACCTGTTAATTGAAAAGCCATCATTGCGCCTGTCAAAGCACATCTTCTATAAAAAAACTAAGGATTCGTTAACGCAAACCCATTTGAGTTTAAAGTAGCTGGGCCTGTAAGTGTGTATGTTGCTTTTACAGACACATTTCCCAGCAGCCGCTTTGCTCCCGATCCGTTTAATGTTAAATTTTGATAGCCCGGCGTAGCGTCAGAAGGTGTAGTTATATCCTGGTTGCTTGATGCGCCATAAATAAAAGTATTGTTCGCTAACTGGTTACAATACAGTTTCCCTGTAGCCATTGGCGCTGTGGCGTTATTGTAAGTAAATACACTCCTGTTATCCAGTATAGCTGTAGAGCTGGCCCCGGTAATTGTGCCGGAAGTGGTTAACCCGCCCGACGAAACATTTATACCTGTATTGGTCAAAGTCTTTCCTGATGTTATAACAATATTCCAACTTATTACAGGCCCTACGTTCCCGCTTGTCCAAACACCAAAACTCATATTCGCCGTTATATTTACTGTGCCACTACCAAAATTCCAGCCGCCTCTCACGTCACCTGATATATTGCCGGATAAATTAACGGTCGGACTGCTTGAAAAAGAAACTGCCCCTGTGCTATTTTGACAAGTCATTGCTCCAAAACTTACCGTTCCACCGCCTGATTTATTGATAGCACCCGCATAGGTTGTCAAGCCCGTAACAGAAAAATCATAGGTTGACAGTTGCAGGCTACCGGAAGGGATCATTATCGTATGGCTAACAGTTGTATTACCGCTTAATGTTGCGGTTCCTACAATTGTCAAGTCATAAAAAGAGGTAAAAGGCAATGTCATCGTAACACCAGTCCACACCGCTATTTCGGAAGTGCCACTGTTATTATAGTTAAATACACCTGTTGCCATTATGGTGCTGGAATTACCATAAGCAAAACGACCGTTTATATTTAATGTAGAAGTCCCGCTTGCGCCGTTAACGCTCCCAGTTCCATTTAATAACCAGCCGCCTATATTGGTGCCGATAAAGGCTATTGTAAGCGCTTTACCCGATGCTATTATTACTGACGGATTACCCATAGATACAGGGCTATTCCCGCTAGTATTCATAGTCCAAGTTTGATTTGTGAGTACGTTAAGCGTACCGTTACCAAAATTTGAACCGCTTCTTAAATCGCCCGTTCCATAGCCAAAGTTGCCTGATAGATTAACAGTAGGACTAACACCGGAAAAATTAACACCCCCCGTACTATTACTTACCGTCACATTACCATTAAAGTTAACAACGCCAGTAGAGGAAGATTTTTTTACTATGCCTTGTAAGAGCGCTGTAGCTATCGTGCTATTATATGCCCCCAATTCTAAACTTGCGCCTGTATCTAAGGACAACTGACCATTTACAGTTAAATCACCTACTATGTATTTTGTATTCGTATTTGTAATCTCTAAATTATTATAAGTAACTGGCGCAACATCCTGCGAAAAAGGAGAATTGTATTGAACAGTGCTATTCGCCCCAGCACTGAAATTAGCTATCATGTTTACGGTACCTCTTAATTCCAAAGTCATCACATTAACAGCCGCAGAAAAATCAATAGTCCCTGAACAAATTACATTACCTGTAACTGTCAACCTACACTGATTAAGAGGAAGTACAGAATTACAAGTTAGCGTACCTGATATAAATAAATTCCCAATTGTTGTATTGAAAAGATACGCCGTTGTAAGCGTGTTGGGATAATCTATTGTATGATTAATATATACATCGTCACCAGGTTGCGGAACGGTAACTAAACGTCTGTCCAATGCGTTTGAAATCCAAACGTTCGGGTCATTCCAATTGCCGTCACACATAGTATACCACACATTTTTTCTGCGTAGCATAAATGTTGCTGCTGGTGATGTTGATATAGCTATGTCCATTTTTAGAAATTCCTTCGTTTTGCCATTACAATCATATCGGCAGTTAAAGCAGCCTTGTTCCTTACATAGATACTTATGCCGCTTTCCAGCGTTATAACCCTGTTACCTGCTAAGTCAATATCAAACAATTGCGGCGCGAGTGCAGCGAGAGAGGCTAATGCCGTAGTTCCGTTATTGCCTGAATTTGCAGGAATAGCGATTTGAGCAACGTTATATTTAGCCGTGGCGTTTGATCCTGTCGCGCAGATGATAATATCAAAGCTTCGGGCATTTGAGCCGTCCAAATTCCTGAATACTATATCAGTAATAACCGAAGCATGCGAGGCTCCTGTTGTTATCAGCGAATCAGTATTGATCGTTGTACCGCTGGCTATATCTACGTTGTCGTAGGTTTGTGTAAGGGTGCAAAACCCTAACTGATTTGATGAACTATCCATTTATAAACTCGTTTGGTAATAGTTAAATGAAACCTTAGTTGTACCGTTAGCGCCATCCGCTCCAGCAGCGCCAGTTGCGCCGGTTGCGCCAGTAGGGCCGGTTGCTCCGGTTGCGCCAGTTGGGCCGGTCGGGCCTGTAGGGCCGGTTGCACCATCAGCGCCGTCAGCACCTGCCGGGCCAGTGGGGCCAGCCGGGCCGGTTGCGCCGGTTGCTCCTGTCGCGCCATCAGCGCCGTCAGCGCCTGCGGGGCCGGTCGGGCCAGTGGGGCCGGTTGCACCTGTAGCGCCATCAGCGCCGTCAGCACCTGCCGGGCCAGTGGGGCCAGCCGGGCCAGTAGCGCCGGTTGCTCCTGTTGCACCATCAGCGCCGTCAGCACCTGCGGGGCCGGTTAAAACAACGCCAACGGTAGGCCATGCGCCGCTTGCTTTTGGGCCATATAAAATACGGGTTACGGTGTTTTCCCAAAAGTCGCCGTCGATACCATCGGCAGAAGTTGGATCAACCGCGCCTGATAATAAGTTTGTGGATGAACCCGCTACAATAATTGCACCGTCGACACCGTCTGCGCCTGCGGGTCCTTGTATTGAAACACCTGTAGGCCATACCCCCGCTGCTTTTGGACCGAAAATAAATTGTGTTGTTGTATTGATAAAAAAATCACCGTCTACGCCATCGGAAACATTTGAAGGGTTTGCCGGGCCGTTTAAAATAGTGTTGCCGTCTATCCCGTCTGTACCATTGGAACCGTTAGCGCCAGAAGGACCGGTCGGGCCGCTTGCCATTGTAAATTTAAGCGTCCATGTTCCCGAAACCATTTCATAAAATGTACCCGCAATTGTATTGATGTAAGTATCGCCGTCGACACCAGGCGTTGAACCGGTCGGCGCAATGGCACCGTAATAAATGGTACTCCCAACTACCCCCTGAATAATAGTTAAAAATACTGTCCATGTGCCTGATACCTTTTGAGCAAACTGGCCGGTATCTGTTTTTATAAAAAGATCGCCATTGTTGCCTGATGTATTTGCAGGTATTGAACCGCTGCCAAATGAAATGGTTGCTCCTACAGAAAGATTCGATGATAAAAAAGTAAGTAGCTGTGCAAAAGTAAACTGGTAAGTTATATTACCGTTTACGTCAACCATGGCCATTATATCATTAGATATAATCGGCGTTGACAATAATGGTAATTGCGATATTTTTTTATCTGACGCCATTATTTAAAAGCCTCCTAAATCGTTTAAAAAACCATAGTTATAATCCGAACCATACCCGGCGCGGTTGTAATCTGTTTTGTCTACGCCACGTATTCTTGCGCCTGGTTGTCTGCTGTTCTTTTCCTTTTCGTTATATCGCCAAAGCGGGAAGCTTGCACGATTTACATAAAGGAATTTTTCAACTTTATTTAAATGAGCATTGGCAATTGATCTTTTTCCGGATATCAGTAATGATATTTGCTTAGCGCTTAAAGGTTCGCTCAAGTCGTGATGTTTTTGAACGGCACCGGTTGAAGTAAACCTGAACGGGTCCAGCTCTATAAATCGTGCAAATGTCAGATAGGCTAACGCCGGTACTAATCCCTGATAAGAAACAGGGTTTCCGTTAATGTCGTTGTAAACGCAACCATTAAAGAAATTTAAATAAAGCTGAGGCGTGCCCGGTAAAAATACCACCTGCAGGGTGGCTATTGTAAATACAGCTCCGGTAATGGCTGCACAGGTGAAAGTATCACCAACAGCAAAGCCGCTACCTGGTACGGTTTGAACAGCCGAGGTAACGACGCCGTTTAAGACAGTAAAAGTAACTGAGCCGCCTATTCCAGCTCCTGATGTTGGCGTGATTGCCTGCCCTGTGTACGTGCCGTCCACCGCAGTCGTTGCCGGTGTGGAAATGGTTATGGTTGAAAGCCCCGAATTTGAAAGCCATTTGATAAAATCATAGTAAAAAGCGTCATTCATAAATAAAGCTAGGTCAAGGTCCTGAGCTTGCTTGATGCAACTATTAATCCTTTTAGGGTCAATATTTGTGGAAATATCCTCGAATAACATTATAGAGTTAATGTCAATCAGGTACATATAATTGTTAATAAACTGCATCATGACTATTCATCTATTGGTTTTGGTGGATTAATAGGAATTATTGCGGTTCTGTCAATCTCATTATCTTCCGGTACCATTTCTTCGGCTTCGGTCTGCTTAAAATTGTAAGCGTTTACCAAAATGGCCACCTTACGTTCTTTGGGTATCGGCATTAAAAGCAGCTGATTGATATTTGCGCCCGAAACTTTACCGACTGTGTCATCAGCAACATTACTGGGAACCTCCAAAATATTCCAGTTTCCCTTCGGGTTTACTTCGAAATAAAAATGACTGAAGATCTCTTCAAATACTTCTGAAAGTTCCAATCTCTCCGGCGCTGTTTGATCGTTAAAATCCAAAATGGCTTGTTTCTTTTCGCCACCATTACTCAAGCCCGATGCCTTATCTGAATTGATCAGCTCCTTTGGTATTGAAAAGCCTTTGATAATTCGGGACTCAACTGATTTTTCAGTAACCTCAAAAAGTTTATCATTATTTTGTATCGAATAGGGTTCAAACTCCGGCTTGCTATCGATATCGTCATACTCAATGACAATTATCTTTTGTGCGCTCTTCGCTCCCTGAAACTTTCCAAGATTCTTTTCTAACTGTGTCGGCTGATTAATATAGCTTTCGCCTGATTCCGGATTTTCATTGTCTACCTCTTCACGGCGTTGCTTCATGAAAAGTATAGTTGACGGCAAAAACCCTGTTGTTACCTCACGGTTATTGAAAACTTTGATGCCGGCCTCTGTCTCGAAATCTTCCCAAACACTGTCAGCATGTATTAGCGGATAGTCGTCAACTTCCGGATTAAAATAATATAACTGGCCTTTATAGTCATCCCATCCACCCGCTTCTATAACCTGTTTTTTTATAATTACCGGGTCCGGATTGTATTTATTAAGGAAAGCTATTCTCGACCTGGTTAAAGTCTTATTTGTCTTGCGTCCCCAATCAAAATAAACGGCGTATTTATTTCGGGTTTCCAAGTTATCAGGATCACACTCGCGTATATCCTCAAATTTCACATAGTTAACCGAAGCTATCGTATAATTTGCATTGTAATTGATATGGATACCAAAGCCAGTGAACAATGCTTTATCTGTAGCGATCGACTTTAAAAGTTTGGCAAGCGTTAAACCTCTATCATTGATGATTACTTTGCCTAGTTCAGGCTCTTCAAAGCTGTTACCGCAAATAAATTTGGCACGTTTATTCCAGCAGTCTTTAGCCGTTGGAGAAGCGGCCACCAGTTCAAGCATTCTCTGAGGGTAAGCGTTATCAAGGTCATAATTTAATATACCCCAGGTCTGATTCGGCCTAACGAGAATCCTGCGTTCGATCTGCGGTAAATAGCTTTTCATTATGCGATTTAATTCTTAAAAAAAGAGCGGAACTTATTATTTTCCGCTCCCTTTTATTTTAATATTTGATATTCAATTTACGCAGCTATAGCGTTTAGCCTGGCTAATGTATTTTGATAACTTGCCGGAATGGTTACGCCTGTATAAGTAAAACTTAACGCAGTCGTTTCGTAATAGAAGGATTCAGCACCTGCAGCGGTCCCAATGTAAACCCTGAATTTCACAGCTCCAACGGTTGATGCCCAAGTGATCTGTACAGAGTTGTTTGTTCCCGAGGTTGTGGCGTTTACTTCTGTCGAACCAATTGTTTCACCAAAAAGATCAACAGCAGTTACTTTAGCGTAATAAGTGCCGTTTGCTAACGCTCCGCTTGCTACGACTGAGGCTGCAACGGTACCCGGAATTGCTGTTGTCGGGGTTGCAGTACTTGAACCAGGCACAGAACCACCAGTACCGGCAGGCGCAGTTATTGTAAAACTCAGGCTCGAGGTCGTAAAATACGATGTTTGCGTATTTGTGACTGTTCCAATATAGACACGATATGACACAGCACCATTTGCAGCCAGCCAAACAGCTGTTAACGTTCCGTTAAGGGTTGCAGTAGCTGTCAACTCGTTACTTCCAACGGTCGTACCTAATGCATCGACTGAAACAATTTTAACGAAATATGGAACAGCCGCCAAAGAACCGCTGCCGGCATTTGGTGTCAAGCTTGAAAACACAGGCGCCATGGTTGCACTTGTCGCACTTCCTGCGAGTGGAACGGTTGCCGTAACCGGTAAAGTGGTTAAGCCTATCGCGCGAGGCGGGTATGGCTCACGTATTTTATCAGGGTTGGTAAGCTTGATTTTGTAACCACCTTCAACCGTTTCATCAGCCGCATTGCGTTCGCTATCTGTAACGATAAGGCCGTTAATAGCCCCGAACAATTCAATAGCACTGTCGCCGGATTTATAGTTGTTTACGGCAATCGCTTTTACACGGCCGTAACCCATTTGCATGATCAGGGTTTTAATGTCAGTAGAAACGTTAGCGATATTAAAATCAATTTCCTCGGTGAAACGAGGTCCTACGGATGATTTTGCTAGCTTTGAAACGGTGTTAAAGCTGTTGTTGGTGCCGGTGAATTTATACAAATTCGCCCCGTTTATCGGAAACAAGCCAGTAATTACGAGCGGGTTGTTTATATCGTAAACTTCAATGAATTCACTGGAATTATAGATATATATCAGATCTTCTACCCCTGCTGTAATTGGCGTATTGCTTCCTAATTTGTAGCTACCGGCAATTTTATTGAAAACGCTCATTGCGAAATTTTTTTGAGGTTATTTAATTAGGGCAACCCGAAGGCTGCCCCTGTTAATTTTTTAGGCAGATAGGTAGAATAATTCGTTTGCAAACTTGAAGTTTACAGCCGCTTTCATCCTGGCTTTCATCCTTACCACGTTATCATTGGTATAAGGCTTCAGGTAAACGGTTGACAATTCCGAAGCATCACCCAACAGATCGACACCTAAGAAAAGGTTTGAAGTGCGGGCGCCAAGGATAGTGTTAGCTTGCCAATGGTTCATGATCTGTAAAGGGATACCGAGGTAATCCATTTTCTTAATATCAGTAAATGCATTGATAACGTTTAACGCTTTGTTTGCCTGTGCCTGTGCAAAAGCATAACCTACGTGCAAAGGAACCTGCAGGTTAAAATCTTCCTGGATACGGTCGGCAGGGTCAAGCTGAGCATAAACAGCACCTAATACCGCAAGGACGTTGCTTACATTAATAAAGCTTACAGTTGCTGCGGTTGCGGTACCTGAGAATGTAGCAGGAACGCGGGTATTTACATCGTTGTAATTACGAACCAGCTTAAATGTGGTCGCGCTGGCTATTTGGATAAAGTAAGACTGGTTATTATTCAAAAGAGCCAGGTTATTTGTACCGCCGGCAGTTGTTTCAGCAATGTTACCGGTAATGCCGCTTATGGTTACAACGTCACCATCTGCAAGATTGGTTGTACTTGTTACAGTTACGATACCAGATGAACTTATAGCGGTCGAAGCCATAAAGTTATTTGCATTCGCACTTAAACTAACTTTATATACGCCCGAAGCTGCGGAAATTGTGGGTAACAAACCTAAAAAAGCAGCTGTGAAAGTAGCCTCTTTGGTAGCGCTTTTACCTAACCAATATAAACGCTCGTTTGCAATCTGAATTTTGGTCAAATAACGTTGCACCATGAAATCAGAAAGATCAACAATACCCTCGTAATCCATGAAAGAACCAGGTTTAAGAGCCTGAGATTCCCAAGACTGTATTAGCTTGTCCCATTGCTCCTGTTTCATGAACTCGAAAGTAACCGGGTCAAGGTAGCTTTCAGTTTGTTGCGCTGTTGTACCCTGATCAACGAAAGTACCTGATGGATTTTGCAATACTACGTTATCATCAACGTCAAGGATAATTTTTCTTGATTTTACGTCATTGATGACTGTCAGCAATCCACGCTTTACGCTATCCGCTTCAAGCAATGTGCTGGCCATGAACCCGGCCAGCGCTTCACCGGCATAGGTATTGTTTGTGAAAGTGAATTGTGCCATTTTTTTATTATTTGATTTTTAAAATGAAAATTCTGTTAATTGATTATTGGTTTTTTGCCGATTATAACCGGTGTTTGTTTTCAGGGTTGGCAACTGATCTTTGAACAGCTGCTTTAGCTATCGAACCCATTTCACCAACAAGCGGGCTCTTTTCCCTTACGGTTTTACCACTTCTTTTCGAACCCTCAGGAATAAAGGATGATTTTATCTCATTCTTTATTTCCTCATTCGATTGTTTCATGGCTTCGACGTTTGCCTTTATAGTATTATTGGCCTCAACCAACATACCGCCAAGTTCCATAATTGCGGCTCTTGCCTGCTTAGGGTCCTTCATGCTGAACGTTTTACCGTTGATCTCCATTTCGTCATCTTCGTCGTCGTCCTGATCATCAGTATTATCCTCGTCATCTGCCTTTTTAGCTTCCGGGTCGTCCTGTTTCTTTTTAGCGTCTGCGTCGTCGTCCTCAGGTGATTTTTTAGCGGCGTCAGCGTCATCATCATCGCATTTCTTGTCATCGTCATCCATGCTTTCAGCACCGAACACGCTTGCAAGGGCATTTTGTAATTTTTCAAGTAAAGAAGTGCTCTTCTTTGTTTGCTCTTCTTTTTTATCTTCAGCTTTAGTGCTCATTTGATTTGAATTTAATTTGTCAGTATTTTGGTTGGTTAACTTACTTTGTGAAAGCTCAATTGCCTTATCAATAACCTGTTCTAATGTGCAAATGCCGTCGATAAGACCGTTTTCAATGGCGTTCTGAGCTAAATACACCTGGCCGGCTAATGGTTCCTGATATGTTTTTTCACCAATGGTAATATCAGTTAGTTTTAGTTTACCGTCCCTGTTTGCAATAACAGATGACATAAAAATCGTATCCAATGGATTGAGGCTATTTATTTTTAAGCCCGAATAATCACCCTCCATTGCATTTAAAAAATCCATGTTCTTTTGTGGCGAACTATCGGCATTTACATAATGCTCAACATATCCGTACTCTTCCATGGCCTTTGAATCGTCATAAAAATTAGCTGCGACACCTATAGAGCCAATTTCAGCAGTTGCATGACTTACCCAAACTTCTTTCGCACTACTACCTATCCAGTATGCCGCAGATGCTATCATGCCATCACAAAAAGCCATGATAGGTTTTTCAGAAGATTTAACCAGGTCGGCAAACTCTCCCGTACCCTCAACACTTCCACCACCGCTATTAATTAAAAGAACTATTGCCTCAATTTGCGTGCTTTGGTTAGCTGCTTTTACCCATGCTCCCAATGTATCAGTACCGGGACTGCCGCAATAATCATATTTCATGATCGTGCCGGCAATAGGAATAACGCACACATTTCCGGTTGTATCCAAACCAACTATCTCACCTGACCAATCATCAATAACTACTTTGCTATAAGTTTTTGCGGTGATTACGTAAGGTTGCTCGATCTCGGCAGTTTCTACCTCGTCTCCGCTGGCTGTAAAATCACGACTTAAAAACCGCATTGCTCTTTGTCTTTCGACCAGGGCGGTACGAGGTTCAATCAACCATTTACCGCGACTTATAGCAGATGCCAGTTTATTAATGTTCATGGGTTAAACCAGTAGTTTTATTTGGATTGGTATAAAAATCGCACTTAAAAATGAGGTGAGCTTTACAGCTATTTGCGACAAGGTTTTAAAAACAAAAAGCCCCGGACGATGGGCGACCAGGGACTTTTTACCAATTATAAACCTAAATTATGAGAAGAGCATTTTACAAATCCCCCGGAATATTTACCGGGGGATTAATTTACAGCGATCCCCTGCGAGGCGCAATCATCGTTAGCTTAATCCGCTTTGAAGTTGTAGCGAGAGCGGGGCTCGAACCCGCGACCTTCGGGTTATGGGCCCGACGAGCTAACCATCTGCTCCATCTCACAGTGTTGGGCATCCTTTCAGACTCAGGTTGATTCTTGTTTTTGCCTGCGATTATCCCGGTGAAATCAAAAATATGTAAAGTATGTGAAACCACATAATTTAATTGAAAATATATATCGCTTTATAAATAGTCGTCCGGGATTTATCAAAAAACACAGAAGCTTCCAGTACTGCCTTTTCCTGTGAAATATTCCGCGCCCGGCATTGCGCATCCACCCACAAGTAAATTTCACGATAAGTAAAAATCTTATCAGATATAAAACCGGCTTTGAACATTTCCGTTAATGTTCCATCGTCGAAAAGTTGATTTGCTTTTACAATATCCATTTTATAATCTTACTAGGTCAACTTTGCAAGGTTTACCCTTTTCCCATGAATCAATTTTAGAAACGTAATAGTCCGCGCCGTCTTGACGAATGTAAACCGGGATTGTAGGGTCAAACTCGGCGATATCCAAAGGCGTTAAATAAAAATACCTGGTAACCTTCTTAGTTTGGTTTAATATATTTTCAAATTCAGAATAATATTTTGATTTAAGGCCTGGTAATATTCTTTGATGGCCACTAAAAGTTATACCATTACCAGGAAGATCTTTCCACGCTAATTGACTTGCTGCCGGGCTTAAATCAGGCGCGTCCGGTTTATAGAAAAAAGGAACGCTGATCACATCGTTTATAGGAACTGTTACAGTCTCAAAACCAAGATCAGCGTCAGAAAATATGACCGTTATTGGCTGACCGTTGGGGCCCATGTTAGATATGTTCAATTTTTCATCGATCAATAAACGCGGCTGGCTTCCTACTGAAAATTCATCTGTTACCGTTGGGTCACTAATTTGCGCCAGCGTGCCGCCGATATATGGCCGGTTAATTGTCGGCCCGAATATACTTGTAAATAAGTCCTGTTCTGGTTGTGTCGGATTGAGCGTTTTGTCATTAATGTTTATTTGATCATCAGCAAAGAATTTAGGCATGTAGTTTAGTGGTATGGCTGTATCCTGCTGATATTTCAATTTGTTAACCTGGCTATAATTGCCTAATTGGTAGGAAACCTGTTTTCCAATATCTACACATTTTTCAGACCAATCAATTTTATTAGGCAAGTTGGCTACGATAGCTTTAAAGCTTGTGAAAATAATTGTGCCGGCGTTCGGGTCGCTGATTAAAATTAAACCGAACCGCTGCAGGGTGTCTTTTAAGAAATCAATTTGAGCAACATCCGGTAATATTCTTTCGCATTGTATAGGCTGTTCCCATAATACTAACTTTTCATTTGTCAGGATATCAAAAGAAGCTCCCTTTTTAAATATCACATAGGTATCTGTAGAAGGGTTTTGCCCGATATTGTTTATATGGCAACGTACGTAAAGCTTTTGGCCCGTGACTAGTGAAAAATCTTGTGAGAGCTTTTGACTTAAAAATGTTTCCTGTGAAATAAGCGGGTTATGTGATGTAACCGTTGAATTTTGATCTAAGAAAAAAGATATTGCCGCAAAATCGGTAACGGTGTTATCCGGGTCCTGTAACGTGAATTTAATAATTACTTCCGTTGCCTGACTACCGCCTAAACGTCCGCGTACAAATAGATCAAATTGTAATGTAGCCGTAAAATCTACGTTTGTCGTTGCTATAAAGTGATCACTGGGGCCGAACGCTATAACATTACTAAAAGGCGCGTCATTCTGATAGATATTAGTTGTGTCCCATGCAGCGCCGATATCGGCACGTGAACGGCTTATAACCTGATCACTTCCTTTTGTATAGGTTGCACTCAAGTTGTCGGGTGTATTCTGAAAGTCGGTACCGTGTTCGAAATCGCTATTATCAAATTGTACTATTAGCTTTGGATAAAGGTTGGCATAGTGCGGGTCATTGTAAATACAGCTTTTTTGTTTATCGATACTGTAACCTGTTGATTGTACCAATAATCCTATTGCTGTATGCAGGAAAAACCCGGGCCTTAAATTTCTAACGTTGATATGTCCGGTAAAAGGTGGTATTGTGCTAATGCCACCATAATTAACAATCGGCCAAATCCAGCCATCGGTTTTTTTCTGTGATAGTGCTGCATGCGGTACATCGAAAATACAATTTGCCAAGTTATTAGGGTCGTTAGGAAATGGCATACTATATTGATCAAAAACCTTTTTAGTACCGAATCCGCTCCATTGGCTTGTACTGTCGCCCATATCATAAATCTGCCCGCCCAATTTATCTAAGAAATCACAGTTTCCGGATAGTACCGTAATATCAGCCACGTTGTTTTGAACATCTATAATTTCGGCTATTCCGTTTGAAATAACTTCGATTCCATCTTCTATAAACGTCGCTGATAGTTGCGTATAGGGTAAATTGTTGGTTATGGCTATATCATCCGGAAAACCCAATACCGCGCGGTTTTTTTGTGTTAATGGCAATTGAAACGACTTTGTATAATTATTTTGAAGGCTTTGCGGATCGCCTAAATCGTTAACCTGTAATGTTAACGAAATATTTGTGCCGCCGTCCTCTTCACTAAGAAAGTCAACCGAAACATCATTAATAATAAGCTGTTTATTTTCCATTACCTTGAGCTCCTATCCTGTACGTATGATAATAAAGATTGCTGCCTGTTCACGTCCTTAACGTCAACAACTGGCGCCGGCATTTTAGAAATTGCCCCGGCAAAACCATTAACGATATCACTAACAGAATTACCATGCAAAGAAACCGGACCGCCGCTTAATGATGGGCGCAAACCGTTGTCACCTGTCGGTAAATAATTACTAAATACACCACCGGCCGCAAACCCTGGCGTTATCCATGGACGAACAGGCACAGAACTATCGAAAGCGCGACCGCCGAAAGCTTGATTTATTGAACTCGCTAAGCTACGCGCATAAGGATTTTGCATGGCTTCCGAAACTAATATTCCCTCGCCTGAACGTAAATTGGCATTAGTATTATCAGTTTTACTATAACCAGGCAACCTTCCACCGCGTCCATCTGAATCATAGTGAATACCGCCTAATGCATAAGCAGGCGGTTTTTGTGCGCCTATAGTTGTGATCTGCAAAGCAGTTGCCGCAAGTAAAAACGGCAATTCCGCGGTTGCTATTATTGGACCTTCCTCGGCATAAGCCTTCATTATAGCTAATGCACCATCCATAACGGCCTTTCCTATATTTAATTCCTGTTCTTGCTTGAACTGCTTTTGCTTTTGTTTACCTTCTAGGACACGATATTTCTCGTTTACAACATATTTTTGGGTTTCAGTAAGCGCCTGGTTTTGTAATTCAAAGGTTTTCTGACGCTCCATGTTCACCTGCTCGGCCTGATTTTGCTGTTGTAGTGATTGCTGTAAAATCGTGAACGCTGAGCTTTCAATTTGCTGTGCCAGCTGCAATTCCTGCTGTTTATTTCTTAGCTGATAATTGCGGTTAAGCTCGTCCCGTTTGTTTAGATATTCCTGTTCTAACTCAAGTTTCCTTTCGTCAGTTAATCCTTTTATCGAAACTTCGGTGTTATATTGATCTAGCGCCTGCTGTTGCTCAGCGGCCAGTAATGCTTTAGGGTCACGCGCTCCGGTTGCCTTTAATACTGCAACCCGGTCTAATAAGGCGATCCGTTCATCTTCGAATTTCTTAAGATCATCTAAAACCTTTTGCTGATGCTGTATTTGTAATTCGGTCTGTTTGTCATTGGCGATAGCTATCAGCTCGTTTTCATGATCTAATTCAGACTGTAATAATTTAGCCTTATCACCGGTTGCGGTTTTTAATGATGCCTTTAATTTTGATTGATTCTCCCTTAAGTCGGCTAACTCTTTTGCTAATGCTTCCCGACGTTCACTGTAGGCTAAATTTTCAGACTGCCGCTCTCTTTCTTGGGCACCATCTATTGATTGAATTTGCAATGACGCTAAATCATCAGCCGCCTTTTGCGTTTCTTCAAGTACTTTCTTATTATGATCTTCAACCAGTTTTTCAGAAGCGGCGTATCTTTCTTTCTGCAGCTGATCGATATCGCCTTGTGCCGCTCCGATGGCTGTACGGGCCGCACTTTTTACTCTAGGCGTAGCTTTTGCACTATGGAGTAGTGATTGCTGTTTTTCGACAAATTCCTGCTGTTTGAATATCAGCTGTCGGTAGTGTTCTTCGGAATCGCTTAACTCTTTATCAAAAGATTGTTTCTCAAAGGCCAGGGTACGCGCCAAAGAAGCGATACGTTCTGAATTTGCCTGATCGGTTGCTCGCTTTAATTCATCTATCTGTTGACGTTCTTTTTCAGCATTTGCCTCACCTTTTACGTTTATAGCATCGAGGCGATTTTGTGCGCGTTCTTCTACCATTTCCCGCTCTCTCGAGGTGGCAATTTGTTTTTGCTGAGCTTCGGTAATGGCTTTCAGATCATCTTCGCCGTTAACCAGGCCTTTGGCTTTGTCCAAAATTATAGCGTAATCGATGCCATCTTGCATCAATCGTTGTTTCTCCTCTTCCGAAAATTTACGCCCATTTACCGCACGTTTCACGGCCAGTTCATATTCTTTGTCGGCAAGTTCTTTATTGCCTTTATATTTATCTTCCGCTATTTTTTGTATTTGATCGAAATAAGCCTTTTCCTGTTCGGGAGTATTTCGGCGGTTTCTCATTTTTAACTGGATTTCAGCTATTTGAGCATCTGCTTTCGCATCGTCAACGACATCCTGTCTTTGCGCCCGGCGTAAATCTTGCATGGAGCCGGTTAACTTTACAGCTTCGTCGTGCGCCTGTTTCATATCATTGAACAATTCTGAAAAGCCTACACCTTTACCTAAGTCAGACATAAAAGCCTCGTAAGCTCCACCAATACCTGATATTTGCCTTTTTAGAGCGTCCGCCTGTGGTGTAAGTTTAGCAAACCAGCTTATAAGAACACCGATGCCAGCAACAACCAAAGCAATTGCCGCTACCATGCCTATCATAGTAGCAGACATTCCCTCTAAGCCTGCCTCTCCTGCCTGTGCAGCCGTTCCAACCTCTGCAATTGACTCGGAAGCTTTTGAAGCATTACCTTTCATTGCGTTAAAACCCTGCGAAACACTTTGCAGTACTGTAGAGAATTGATTAAAACCAGGTATAATACTTCCAGCAAATCCCTTTAGCGCGTTTTCATACTGGCCGACCTTGCGCTGATGGTTGCCCATCTGTTCATCAAACTTTTTAAGCTGATTATTCAGGTTATTATATTCGGCGATCTGTGCTTTGATTATTGGCGTGGTAGATGCAAAACCATTTTCAGCGTTTTTAATTGCCTTACCCAACGCCGCTAATTTGGCAGATGCTTCCGCATAGCTGCCGTTTGCTGCTTGTATAGATTCTTTTGCTTTCCTAGTGGCGTCAACTTCTTTTTTACGCTCGAGGTTCAATTTGGAAATTTCTTCCCGGTTGAGCTGAGCGTTTAACTTACTTTGTGTCAGCTTCTCATTGTATTGAGCAATAGCCGCCTCTGAATTTTCGGTAACCTTTTTTAAATTATCGGTTGCCGTGGCTGTAGCGTTTACGTCAGCCGCATAAGATTTGATAGCCGCCCTTGCGTCGTCTAACGACAGGTCGATTTCAATTAAAACTTTTTTTGAAATTTCGTCAGCCATGGCACAGATTTTTAGTATATTTATCCGTACCCTAATTAGATTTAAGCGATTGTTTAGCCGTGGAAAGTTAACAATCGCTTTTTTATTTTAAGTGAGTAGAGGTTTTATCATCTATTCCAATTGTGAGGGAAAATGTTAGTACTTCTGAATATTTCGCTTATTTCTGATTGACTTTTTTGTTTGAGCCATTCAGCTATTTCTTTAGCGGTTGGCCGACTAGCTTTCTTAGCTGTGTTTTGATTGGTTTCAGGTATTATATTCATTTTATTAATCTTCGTCTATGATTGATTTATTAAATCTTATGTCAAGGTTATATTTTACCTCGTCATCTTCTACACCTACGGTAAGGTTCCTGGTCATTAAAAGGAAATGATCAGGTGTGTTAAATCCGTAGTAATAAGAGCACTCGTTTCCGTTTTCACTGAACTTTTCAGCGTGTATTTGGCTAAAGTCCGGGCGGTACCCTTTCATCAGGCAAAATCTAAGGAAAACACGTTTAAGAGCGTCAGTTTCAGTTTGCTCGATCTGCTCTAATATCTTGTCGGTTGCTTCGAACGCGTCTATTACGGTCAGGGCTTCCAGTTTACTATTTTGATTATCCATGTTACTTAAAAAATCCCTGCCGAAACAGGGATTTTGATTTAGTTATATATATTAGATAATTAGGCTTGTTGTTCGCCGCCTGGCCCGGAGTTTTCACCGTTATTAGCTTCCGTGCCGTCAGCTGCCGGTGTATTTGATTTTTCGTTTTCCGCGTCGGTAGTCTTAGATGCTTCAACTTTTGAATCTTCTTTTACATCAGCTGTTTTTTTAGGACCTCGTTTAGCTTTTTCTTCGCCGGTTACAGCTGCTGCAGTTTTATTTTCCTGCCTCGATTGATAGAGCGTTACATAAGCTTTTTTCAGATCAACTATTTGGGCTTTCAAACCTTCAACGGTTTCGTCATCGTCGTCGTCATCATCACCAGGGAAATGATCACCGGTCGGCTCGTCATCTTCCTTCGGGTCAAATATTACTGTTGGTTCATCTGAGCCGCGTATAGCGATATCGTTAATATTGCTGTGAAGCTCCATAGCATCACTTTTATTCAATTTCAGACCGTTACTTTTTAGGTCTGCTAGTGTTAAATGGTTTTTTGACATTGTATTATTTTTAAGTTAAAAATTTAGTTAGTTGCACCTTCGCGCCCGTTGTTCCACATGATGAAATCGCTTACATCATCTTTTAGAATATCGATAGCACTTTTACTTTTTGGAAATGTCTTTGTTTTCCAGCCTCCGCCCCAGGGTGTCCCGGGCTCGTCGCTTGTGTAAAATAAATTACAGTGAGTTAATTCATCTTCAATAATGAACTCTACTCTTTTAACAGTAGCATGGGCAGTTGCCATTATTTTAATTATTTAAGTGAAAAATTAATTTGATCTTTTAAAATGAGCCTCAACCTTTAAGATCAAAGCGGAAAGTTTTGGAAATAGCTTCTCATCGATAGTTACTTTAATAGCGGTGGTCTTGCCCTTAAATGGAAACTCTACAAAATTCGTAAATTCATGTTTTGTAAGTTCAGCTTTGAACTTCTCCACTTTATAATTATCTGCAACTATTCCGACGATTTTAGTTCCCATTGCTTCATTTATTAATTTGATCTTTTTAAGGTTGAAAGCGTAATGGTGAGGTTATCCAAAGTTGACATTAAGTCAGTTGCATTTTGAATAGCATCTTTAGAAGCTTTGTTGAACTCACGAATTTGGGCAGTTTTAGAAGCTACCTCGAATTTTTCAAGTTCATTTTTGCTTTTCTCTTCCACAGGTTGAGCGTTCCAATAACTACGCAGATCTTCTATATCTTTTACCGTAATGTTTTTGCCGCTGCTGGCTTCGATCTGCAAAGCTTTTAGCGATTCGTTGATGCCGGCGATAAAATCCGGGCTATAAATTTTTGTTGCCATGTTTTATTTTGTTTGTAAAATGATCTATGAATTTAACGAGTTGTTCTTGTGAGAATTTAAGCTGCTGATTTAGTAATTCTGTTTTACCAGCTTCCATATCAACCTTTTTTTGATTAATACCCAATTCGTTTACCTTATCAGAAATAAGTGTCAAAAACAGATTCCCAAATTCACGGGGTAAAGTCAAAAATGGTTTGATAGATTCCGGTCTAAACGCATTTTTAGCGTCAACCTGAGTTGAAACAACATATTCCCCGTCGTAGTGATACCACTCTTCGGAAAGATTACCTTTTATACCTTTCCAATATATTTTTATGTTGCCCGACTGCCAATCTTGTTCTATATGAAATGAGTTTTCCATTATTGTCTTTGTATATTGATGCTTGGTAAATTGAATGTCAAACCAAATGAATACTGATCGATGAACGTTTCGTATTCATTGAAACTTCCGGATGCTACTACTATCGTCTGCCACTTAACCGGGCTTTGTGAAGTAAGCATCTGAACTTTTGGGCTATATTTAACAGATTGCAAACCTTTAATGTCATCTATGCTCACATTTTCAGCGTAAACGTTCATTTTAAGGCCGGCGCTTTTCATGATCACATCTTCGATAGTGTCAGTATTTGCCCAATCAGTAATATAATTCTTTATAATAACCGGGTCGCTAACTTCTAAGCCTACTTGCTGATTATAGACGAAACGATAATAGTTCCATGAGCCAGTTAACCCTATCCAACGTAAATAAACTGAACGGTCGGGCGTGTTCTGATCGATACGGCAAATTAAAGGCTTAGTAAGGTTGTAAACGGTTCCGGCTGTTGATGTATCAGCTGTATTTACCGGCGTTACTGAGCTTCCACCGTCCGTTGCTGTTACTGTATGCACATAGGTAGCGTTGATATCGGCGATTGCATCATATTCTATTACAGTTCCCTGAACACATGGCACAGTTTGAGCAAATACCGTCGTACCGTTTTTGGTAACCGTCATAGTCAGCAAAGGAGTTCCAGCGGTTGACGGTCCGGTTGAAACAGCGATAAATTTAATTGGATGTGATGCCGGTACGCTTAAAGAACCGCTCGCGCTTATTTCAGCATAATAAGCCAAATTACCGTTATCCCAAATTTGAATACCACCATCAGCGAAATGAACACCCGGGGCGTTTTCAGTATAAGAATAATTAATTATTGAAGGTAAGCCGGATTTATATTTAAGCTGTACTGAAAAATACCAACATTGTGCAGGTATGCTAAAATTAATAAGCAGGCGGTTTAAACCTACATGCTCAACAATTGGAATGTTTACTAGTCCCTGATCAGCTATTATAAATTTACTTCCGTCCTGATTTAATAAAAATCCTGTATCTTCATTCAGTAAAAAGCCTATGCCGTCAGATTGGCCGGCTAATTTGTTTTTATTTATATCCAGTAAAACGATATCGTAATAATTGGCTAATCCTACCATGTATTCGCTGAATATAAAACCCAAGTCGAACGGAAAGCCTGGGTTATAAACAGGGTTTACAAAATCAGTTAACCATTTTGCAGGCTGGAAACCTAAAAGATATGGTACAAACTCCTGCATGTTACCGCCGCCTAATTGCTGTATCTGACGCGCTGCATAAAGAACATAATAAGGGCGGCTTATTACTGTCCATTGTATTGTATTTCCGTTCCACGTTTCAGCGTATTGAATTTGATAGCTGGCAGAAAGTTGCATGTCACGGTAGTTAACCAAAGTATAATTACTTTTATCCTTCGGCATTACTAACGATTGCAGTAAACTACTTAAGTCAACCTTACAATATCCTGAACTATCAGGGCGATTTGTCCCGGTGATGGTGGTTAACTTTCCGGTTAACGGGTCAACATAGCTGATTAATGTTAAGATTTTATAATATGGGCGTAAGCTGTTGATATTAACAAATCCAACGGTATCATCTGCCGTATATGGGCAATTAAGGTTTAATGTTCCTGCTGTTACCCCCAGTACTTCATAAACGCCGGAATAGAGCGCGGTTTTTATATAAACAAAGTCACCAGGTGAAGTAATATCCGGTTGACCGGGGATTATGGCAGTAATAAATGTCCTAACAGTAACATTGGTCATATCCGCGTTTACAGCGATAATGATCGTATTTGCGGCGCCTTGAATAATAGATGTTATTTCAAAATCTTTGCGCTGATATTTAAACCAAATATTATTAAAAGCGGCATTCCAACGGCTTAAATTTCCGTTACCTAAATCAACCGAAGGGTCACTTTGCAGAATATTACCGATCAGCCCGACGTTATAGGTTACAGACTTTAAACCGCCGTTAGTATCTTTTACATAAGCTGTTCCACCGCCTGAATGTAAACCGGTAAAAGTATTGCCGGCTTGCCAAGTAACATTATCTAAGCTATACTGAATTGCCGGAAATGATGACGTTGCGTTTATTACAACCTGGCCATCATCCGCGCCTATTGCACTTTCAGGGGTTGTAATAACATTAATGATTGTAAGGTCGTCGGCTGCAGGGTCCGGACCGGGTGCACTTCCCGGCGTTACCGAAGTAATAGTAAAGTTTGTGAAAAATCCGGTTGACGAATCAGATAAAGCACCGGAATAAATTTCCGTAGCTAATCCGGGAACTGCGCTTGTTAAATTACTTACAGCGCCGTTGATGTTTTGGGTATAGGCAACAACGCAATTATTACCGTTAGTAGGTAAACCGGTTGAGGCATCGAATATAGAAACGATTACACGACCGTTTAAGGTTGTGCCGGTGAAAAATGTTCCTACGTAGGATAATTGCGCGTATAGTGACATTATCTAAATATTATTTTTATACTGTCTAAGCAGAAAGTAACTCTTTCCAAAAATTTACAGTTAGCTGAAAACTTCCAAAAAGTTTCGATCATTTTAGGAAGCAATATTATTCTTCCAAACAATGAGCGTTTTTTTAACTTAACCTCTATCATTTTCCAATCCATTGTATATTATTTTCAGTTAAAAAATAATGTGATTTGCAAGGAAAATTGAAGTTTCCAATCGACGGCGTAAGTGTTATTAAATTTGCGTCTTGTCCGTCTATCCAAATTGGTTTATTAATCAATGTCCATGAATTTGGACTTCTCCCAAATGGTGTAATTGTTTTATAGCCGCATCCGCAAGCGCAAAGATGAATAGCTGTATGGTATTTAAAAGAAATATATAATATGCCTTCTTTCAATTTGTCAGGCATAGTAGTTACAAATTCAGGCGTTAACTTATCTCTTTTCATTTTTATTTATTATCGAAAACATCGAACAATGCAACAAACTCTTTAGCAACATTATCAGCAATACGATCGACGCCCGGGCCAATCAAACTATTTATACTTTCATCACTCAAGGGCTTTGTAAGTACTCCAGGCGTTCCCTTATACCCGTATTTATGAATATGCCTTGTTATGGCGTATGCTGCACTTTCAGGGATACCACGAACAAGACACCAGGCCTTTACATTTTCAATCATCGGCGGTTCACTTGCCGGTGTTCCTGGTGCTGTAGGTTTGCGGCCATACTCTAAAGCATCAATCCAAAATGGAGCCAGCAGAAAAGCCTGTAAATCCGTTGTTAGTTCCTGCAATTCCTGTACTGTGTGTCCGGTCGCATACCGACCGCTTTCCTGTAATGACTGAATGACTGCATTTTTACAGGCATCAATCATTTCATTTAATATGTCTACAGTCTCAGTCATTACAATTATGAATCAATTGATTCGTCGTTATAGAACTTTTCCTTTCTGATCGAATCCCGTTTCTCCTGCGCGGTTTTTTTGTCGTTTGGACCGCCCATAAAATATAATTCTGTATGTTCACAAACAGGGCACTTAAACCGTCTCATTCTAAAAAATCGTTTAGATGGTATTCTTTCAAGAAATTCCATTTCAACGACGTGACAAATAGGACATAAATGTATTCCGTCATCGTCTTTTATGGCCATGGTATTACTGGAACGTTTGCGTTATACATTGTATTCAAATTCATAGTCAGCTTTACGCCGGTAAGGTTTATATCAAAATCATTATACATGATACTTACCTGAGCTCTGTCCTTTTGATGGACCTTGAAATATCTGCCGCCTATTATCTGATCACGGTAATTTGCCAGCGTAACCATAAATTCATTAGCCATAGTTAGCGCCTGGTCTGCAATCGCTTCGTTTTGGGCTGTGTTCTGATCAAATGTAGACTTATAAAGGAATTTGATTTGCAGGTTGAATTTATTCGATATTGCGTTGCTCAATGTAAAGCTTGATTCAATTGGCGGTAAAGCATACATACAAACAACCGGGAAAGTCTTTTGGCTATCCAGTTGTAAATTAAGTTCATCAGCTGTGCCGTACAAGAAACCCGGCGCCTCTGTAAGCTGATTAACTATTGCTTGTATCTGCGTTACTATCATTGTTTTAAAAATGCTAGGTATAAATCCCAATAACAGGTAAAAAACGCTATCGTATACTCTTCGAATGATGCTGACTTTAATAAGTGATTGTTACTATCCTGTATTAAAATATAAATGAAAATATAACATGGAATGCAGGCTAACAGCATCAGGATAAACAAGTTTGCGCCAACGATACCAATAAATATATCTTTCACTATTTGCATTTTATTCTTCCGTCAGTATGTCAATTAATTTCCATCCTACTAAAAATATAAACCACCCCATCGGATTATCCGTTTCAATAACATTAATCAAAATCAGGAAAGCTAACATTACTCTCATTTTAATTTTTATTTCTGCGGCCGTAAACTAAATAGCTTACCAGTATCACAGTTACATAAAAAGCTATTGCCCAATATAGACCACTCATTTTAATTGCTGCTTGTGCAAAAGCTCAGTATGTTTTTTATTATACTCAGCTTCGGTTTTGTTTAATAATTGCTTTAAAAAGAATGTTTCGTAAGGCAGATTTAAAACATCATTCCATTTCAGCGCGTCGCCTCCGGCTATGCTATTTACCGTATTGATGAACGAGAACTTTTCAAACGATGCAATGCCCGCTTTTCTTTCCAAATCTGACGTACTGCCTGCCAAAGCGGTGTTTTCTGTTTCAATAAATTTTGATAATTCAAAAAAAAATACCTTGCTATGGGTAATACCTGTTGTATCGGCAGTTTTAAAATCTCTTCTTTGAAAGATTCTGCTTTCTGTTCAACATAAGGCAATCCAGTAACACGGCAATAAAAATAATGGCCTAACACCTGGGCCATTGAATCAATAGACGGCATGAAATTTTCTTTCCAATTTTCCTCACCGTATATTTTTTGATGCTTGTTAATTTCATCTACTATAATATTCCTGCTTGCTAAAAATGCACCTGCAGGCTCAATAGATAGATTATGAATAACATCAATTTTATGATCACGTTCAATGTGAAAAACACCGAACAGCTTTATTTTCTTTGTGCCGAATACCAAGAACTTAGGTATCTCGCTTCCTTTATAATTATTGGCTACCTGGTAGCTTAATGACTGAACAGCATCATTAAATTGTGACAGGTCCCGGTAATCCAGTATATTATTTAAAACATCTTCGCTGATACCTGACAGGATAGAAATAACTTTTAGATCGTTCAGGTCTTGCGCTTCCTGAATTTCTATTAACTGGCTGATCTTGTATTCGTTTATGCTGTTAGGTATAGTAACCTTAATTGAGCCGGATGTAGTCCGTAATGTTTTGGTTATCATTTTATTACTACATTTTCGGTTTTCCCACCATAAATTCTATACCATGTAACTTCCGGAGCATGTTGAATAGAAATAAATATACCGTTTTGGTCTGCTATAGCTATAACTTCCTTACTGGTTACAACATGGCCGTATTTGTTGATTGCTACCATTTTAGCGTAATTATATGTTAGCGGTTCAGGTTTACGCTTCTTCTTGAAAATGCCTGTGAATAAATTGGTTAATGTTTTGGTTATCACGGCATAAAGTTAGGAACTAATTTTGATAATAGCAATATGTAATTGATGTGATTTCACATATATTTTAGCGTACCAAATCAAAATCAGATTTGAAATGATCATCACCAGCGTAGGGTAATGAAGTTTTTATCTTGCCGGTTTCTATGAATAGATCAAACCACATCCGCATCATAAGCGTATCGCTATAATCCGGACTCCTGCCGATCAGCTCTTTTACTTTATCTTTTGGTATGACACCCTTTTTTAGATCGCTGTCAACATCTTTTTGTTTAACCTGTTCCAGCTCTTCGGTGATAGGTTCGGCATAGCTGCGTAATTCAGATAGATCAATCAAGCCATTGTTAAATTTATCAGCCAGTTTGAAGTAACATTGACTTTTAAGGTTATCGAAGTTTTCCTTTATATCTATGCCGGCTGTGTTGTTATCCCGGCTATCAATTTTTTGTGCATTCTTGTTTACAACCGCCCGGCTATTAGCAACAAAGCCGCGGCAACCCAAAATGTCAACTACCCCGCCGCCGATACCGTCCTCGTCCACTATAACATTACTCATCAAAACGCCATACTCTTTTTTTAGCTTTTTAATGTGGTCTGCCGTTTCCGTAACCTTAGTCCGCGGGTAAACTCTAATGGTTAATGCTTTCCATCCATCCCACGGAATGATAATTGTTTTATCATTGCCGAACCTGGCCACGTCGCAAGTTATAAACCGTTTACCGGTGGCCTGTACGTGGGTATTACTGAATGAATTAATGATGCTATCGTAATGGATTAAAATAGCCGGGTCGTCGTCATATTCCCAGTTACCCTTTAACAGACGCTCTTTCTGATCATCGTCTAAGATATCGTTAAGGGTTTCAAGATAACCAGGCGGCAACTTTTTATTATCCTGTGGTAAGGCCTGTATGAATTTGCGCCAAAGTGGTAATATTTTTTCTTTATTAGCCTTGTAGTAATCCCGGTATAAGTAATTCTTTGCAGGGTTACAGGTTTGAATCAGCTTGCCTATAAGTCCGTATTCTTCATTTCGCCAGCGGCCAATACTTGCATGAAGGTTATTCTTTGCAGCTTCTTCAAACTCCCCGGCCTCTTCGATCATGCCGCGCGTCATCTGCATTGAGCCGAAACGGAAATAGAGCGGGTCCGATGGCATCCACTTAGCTTCAAGCAAAAATACTTTACTACCATTGGCTAAGGTGAAAACATTATCCTGGCCATTGAAATTATAGTAGTTAGCAGTGATGCCGAAGTTTTGTAATACTTCGTAGATGGTGGGAACGGTAAATTTACGAAGATCGTTAAGCTTTTTACGGGCTATGAAATAGTTGGTACCGGGATACATTAAAGCATCACCGAAGATAAGAGAGCAACCCAAATAAGATTTACCCGAACCTTTGGAACCACCATACGCAATATCTTTAGTAACATTGTCAGCCCAATAGATGTAAGCTAGCTTTTGCTTTTCGTTGCCATGGCTTTTAAATACAATTTCCATTACTCAACCCTTATACCGGTGATCTGCTTAATCTCGATTGGCTCCCCATTCTTACCGCTGTGTTCGACGGCTTGTTTTTGTTTCCAGTTTTCAGGTAATCTATTTGTTAAGGTGAAAATAACGGCTGCAGTACTGGGCATAACGAATTTTTTAGCTTTCTTAACGCTCTTGATCTTAGGTTGATTAGTACCGTCGTTTTCGTATTCGGTCGTTACCTCTTCATATTCATGCTTTGTCAGCAGTACGGCTAATCCGGATTGAGCGAGCTCGCCCAGGTTGTCAAGGTATGCGGTTTTAGCCGATTCCCATCGTTCTGAAAATTCAGGATGGGCTTTTATCCATTCGTAAAGCGTATCACGATTTATTTTAACATGGTTGCAAATAGAAGTAACGGAATGATTGCCCGAAGCTTTTAGCTCGAGTATCGTTTCCGCGATCTTCTTGTTATATTTAGTGGCCATGTTTAAATCAATACAGGGTGTCTAAAATTGTTTTTCAAAGCAAGGTAATCCATATCTGTTTCGTAGCTGTGAAGAAACAAATCAGGCTCTTTATAAGCCAACAGATCTTTCTTAATGTAAAAACGTTTGTTATGCTTGCGCATTACGGTAACTGAATCAGTTAAAAACTTAGTCCAGTCAAATTTCTGTTCGTGCTTTTGAAAATGGTTTAGCTTGCCTATTTTGTAAGCGTCTATAAAATTATGAGTTATTTCCATAATTTCCAAAGACTGTTCCGGGTAAATCACTGGTTCCATGCTGGCCCAGGTCTTAATACCCTGATTATGTAAGTATTCTAACGCTCCAAAACGTTCTTCGGGTATGGCAGCGCCTTTCTCCCATTTCAAACTATCAGTAACATTTGTGAATGTCAGGGAGCCGCCAATTTGAATATTGGGGCCAAACTCTTTGATAACATCGATATCATCAAGGACCTGCATACCGCCTTTTGATAGGATTGATACCGGTATAGAATATTTCAAAAGAATTTCCAGTACGCGCCTGGTTAACTTTGTTTCACGGTTGAAGCTGCTGTACGGGTCAGTAAGGAATGATAAGAAAACCTGTTGTTCTGAATTGGCATACTTCTTAGCACTGTTTTCGATTTCACGCAATAAAGACTTTTCTTCTTTCATGTAAACATTCGAATGCACGTAGCCGGCATCGAAACGCTTCATCATTTGGGGAACATAGCAGTAAACACAGCCATGATCACAGCCTTTGATGTAATTGAGGGCAAGCGGTGAATACTCACGGGCCGCGCCTGAGGGTTGATAGATTGCTGCCATGATTATCTGTCGTTAAAATGTGATAAGTCAAGAAGTTTAAAGTAGCCCAATATTGCTATTGTCAGCCAAAACGATACAAAGATAATGGTGAAGAGCAGCGGATCGCTGATTCTTTTGCCAGGTTTAGTGTTTTCTAAATTTTTCATGTTTTTGAGATTAAAAGGGTAAGTCATCATAATTTGCTATTTGTTTGTTGTTTAATTTGTTGTCGATCGCTTCAATAACCTTGTGAGTTGCGTAAAAGCCAGTATATTCTTTGATCTGAGCTTTTACAGTTTCAACCACTTCATTTTTATAAAATGAGTGTTTGCCAAATGGGTTACTAACCATAAAATCTATAAAGTCCAATTCGGTAATGTGTATCCCGTATTCGTTGCTGGCGAACATAGCCTGAATGTCCAATGGTATGCCATCATCACCGATATAGTTTCTTTTGATTTCGTTGCTTAAGTAGTTAGCGTCACCATGCCGGCTAAATGATCGTAATGTTGTTTTCCTGCATTCGTGGAATATTATAGTCGAAATGTCAAGCATAAAATCAATGCTATGTTTCAAACTATAATATTCTGCAACCAGTAATTTAAGCTCTTCGCACTTACCAGGAGTTAACCGGTTTAACTGATTGTCTAACCTGGTTGATACTGCTTTCTTTGCGCTTTTTGATAGTTCCTGTTTTGATTTCACATCACAAGTTACTCATTATCAACTACTTATCCAAATTAAACCAAAGATAATTTTTGCGATCGTGCGAAATAATGTTTACCTTCTTAACCCCGTTGAATGACAGGTAATTTAAAAACTTAGTGATGCCATCCTTATAGAAAATTGATTTGATCTTTCTGAACATGGCTTTGCTATATCCGTTAGCCTCAAGCACGATATTAGGCAAAGCGCCCAACATGGTTTGAATCATCGTACAATGTATGACGCCGCGGTATTGCTTTTTAAATACTATTTCCAGTTGAGGCGCCGGGCATCCCCATGCATCAAGATCAATGATATCAAATTCGTTGAGGTTCATTCCTTTTAAGAATTTAAGGTTATCACCCTGCAGCTGGACCTTTTTGTATAGGTTCTTATCCATTGAAAGTATCCTGATTGTTCTATCGGGGCAACGTTCTTTAACCATACCCCATAAGACACCCTCTCCGCCGAAAGCTTCAAGTACTTTGATTTCTTTCTTATCGGGTAATGATTGGATGCGGAGTAATACTTTGCCCTGTAAAAATATCGGGTCGTTGTTTGTTTTAATTACTGGTTTCATTTTTGATTAGTTTGAGGCCTGTTCGTACTCTACGCCTGGTATGTTTTTAATTTGTTCTAGTAATTCGGTTAATTCAAGGAGTTTTTCAGGGCTGAATGATAACAGCACATGAGTTTTTTTGAAGGGTGTTAGTTCCACTTCCTTTATTTCAGGTTCGATCTTCTCGCCAAAAGTGTTTTCGGGCAAGTCTAGTCCCCATTCAGATAAAGGCAGGTCCGACCAGTCCTTTTCTAGATCGTCAAAATTCCACTCGCCGTTGTTAATGTTGTCGCGGATGATAATTTCTTTTTCCTTTTCTTCGGTAAGGCCTGATAACAAAATAGTGGGTACTGATTTTATCCCTAGATGGATAGCAGCTCTCAGTCTCATGTTGCCGGCGATAACAACTAACAGGCCTGTCCGGTCTGAAAGTATGAGCGGCCGGGCTTCGAAATGCTCCGGGTTATCTTTTATGCTTTTGCATAATATTGCGAAGTCTCCATCCTTGATAAAGCGCGGATTGTTGTAAAGCGTGTCAAGGTCAATTGTTTTACGGTATATTATTTCTGCCATGGTATGTACTATATGTGGTTTCACATAAATTTAAAACGTAATCAGAGTTTTGAATTTGTCGTAGCCGAAAGCTCCACCTGATTTTTCAAACATTTTTTTAAGGTCAGCTGCCGTTATTGGCATATCCTCAACGACGATCTCATTACCTGAAGAATCTTTTTCGTAATGATAAGGAATATTGTTAGACTCTAACCACATTCTGCAACCGGTATTGCAGGCACCAGTAATTAAACGATAATGCTTAACCGTCATTTCTGTATCAGCGTTAATGGGTTCTGATTTTAATTTTTCAGATACAATCTTAAATTGCAGATCACCAACGGCCTGTTTAATGGTTTCGCCGTGTGCAAAAAACTTTTCTTTTTCAGCTGCGAAGCCTATTGACTTATTAATTAAGCCTTTTTTCATATCCAGGAATGTATATCCGGAATATATTTTAATTCCCTTAGATGTTTTTTGAGTTTCTACTATGAAACAATATCCGTCGATGTCTTTTGCCTGGTATGAGGTATTACCGATTTTGATTTCGGTTAATTGAGGGTTTGAGCTGAAACAGTAGCTGCCTGCTGTCGTTAATGCCGGTAAGCTGACAGAGGTTAATTGAGGGTTTGAGCGGAAACAGTAGCTGCC